ATTGTTGCCAAAAGCGGCTGGTTTTTCTTATGATGGAAACCACACAACATATGTCACCTTGCTTGGCGATGGAGACATTGATAAGGGTGTGACACGTTTAGCAAAGCGTGTCTACAACATGTACCATGTGCTTTCTGGTAGTGTCTCCATTTCCGAGGAAGAAAGGAAGGATGCAGAGTTGGCATTGGAGAACGGTGATAAGTGGGTGGTATTCGGCAAGAAGGATGGCTACAAGGCTAAGAAGTTGGACATAGGCCGAACGATACAAGCCCCCACGCTTGAGCTTAAAGTGTTATGGGTTTGGATCGCTAGGCAGTCTGATGACTTGTGGAGTAGTCGAATGCGTCGAGGGTTGGCCACGTGGCCGTTTGTTGGTCACGACAATGACCAGCCCGTCAGTGAGAGGAGGAAAGCAAGATACAATATTGCGCGCTCCTGTCTGTCACTTGACGCCACTGCTTTTGATCGTCGCATGCCAAAGTGGTTGATTGAAGAGTTCTACTACTACATGAACTGCACAAGCATGGGTGTTCACCCGAAAGTTTGGGAGTACCTGTGTCGTGTTACGATTCATTCAACACTCGTTTGTTCTGATGGTTCGTCATATGTGAAGTCACAGGGTAATCCTAGTGGCTTCATGAACACCCTCAGATTGAACTGTTTTGCATCTATGTATGTGTGGGTTTCTGTGTTGCACGATGTTGCGCTCGAGAAGAACCATGTCTCGCAGAATGCCGGCCCATTGAGCGTCCAAAATTTCTTGTATGACAACTTCCACCTTGAAGTGTGTGGTGATGATACCAGACTGTGGAGGTTGTCGGACTTGAGCGGGTTTGGCGACGAAGTGCTTATGGAAAAATGGAATGTGCATTACCCATGGAACATGAAAATCGAAGGAACATGCACCTTCGATCGTGATGTTCCATTGTGGTTAAGACTTATGAATGCACCTCCCATGGTCAGCCGTGCATTTGTACCGATTGAGTTACCAGGTGGTTCAACAGTGCTGTTCGAGCCTTTGTTTGATGCGGGGC